GCGCCGCTCGGGCTCCGGCTCCAAGTGCTGGAAGCCGACTACCTCTACCATCTCAACCCGTTCATCTTTCAGCCGCCCGTCGGCGGCGGCGGTCCCCGCATCGTCGGCGGCGTCGAGCTGAACGACTGGGGCGCTCCCGTCGCCTACCACCTCTTCCCGCACCATCCCGGCGACCCGATCGGGATGGCCGGCTTCCCATACGTGACGCGCGTTCCGGTCGACGAGCTGATCCACCTCTTCGTCGAGGAACGGCCCGAGCAGGCGCACGGGACGCCGGTCCTGACGACCGTCCTGATCCGGCTCCGCGATCTCGACGAGTACGCCGACGCGCAGGTCGTCCGGCAGAAGATCGCCGCGTGCTTCGCGACGTTCTACACGGAGCCCGAAGGGATGCCGCCGACGACGGCGGCGCCGCTCCTAGAGCGCGTCGAGCCGGGAATGATCGAGCGCGTACCGCCGGGGATGGAGGTCACATTCGGGAACCCGCCCGGCGTGCAGAATTACGACGAGTTCATGACGCGCGAGCTTCAGGGGATCGGCGCCGGGACCGGCGTCCCGTACGAGGACCTGACCGGCGACTACAGCAAGGTGAACTTCTCGTCGGCCCGGATGGGGCGCGCCGCGTTCCACGCGCTCGTCGACGAACTCCAATGGCTCTGTATCGTCCCGCAGTTCTTGAATCGCGTCTGGGAGTGGTGGCGCGAAGCTGCGGCGCTCGCCGGCGTCCCGACCGACGGCGTCGACGTCCAGTGGACGATGCCGCGTAAGACGCTCGTCGACCCGGCGCGCGAAGTCCCGGCGACGATCCGCGGCGTCCGCGCCGGGCTCACGTCGCCGCAGGAGGCGATGCGAGAACTCGGGTACGATCCCGACACCGTCCTCGACGAGTGGAAGGCGTTTACCAAGATGGTCGACGATCTCGGGCTCGTATTCGATATCGACCCGCGGCGGACAACCCAAGCCGGCGGCGTTCCGAACCCGCGCTCACCCGAGCCGGAGCCGGGCGCGATCAAGGTCGGCGGCGAGATTGCCGAGCCGCCGGCGCCGACTAAGGGCGGCGTCCCGACCCGCGTCAACGGTACCCCCGCGGCGTAGCGCCCGCGTGGGGCGGCCGCCGCCCGAGTCGACGTTCCGGACAGCGGCCGGGTGCGGTGGTGCGGTGCCCCTATACCACAGCTTGTGGGCATCTTGTGGATACCCCCCGTATCTGGTAGGTGCCGCGCCGGGTGACCTCACGCGCTTCTGTGGGGCGTGAGGGTGCGAGGGTAGCGGTACGAACGCCGAAAGGCGTCACGCTATCCGTTCTTTCGCTACCGCTCGGGCAGATCGACGGACGGCTCGCGCCCGAGACGGTCAACGTCGAAGGCCGGACCGCGGAGCTAGTCTGGACGACCGGCGCGCGCGTTCTGCGCCGCGACTTCTGGACCGGCGACGACTGGCTGGAGGAGCTCGCCGTCGACGACGACGCCTGCGATCTCCGGCGGCTGAACGGCGGCGCCAATCTCCTAGAAGCGCATCAGAGCTACGGGCTCGACGGCATTCTCGGCGTCGTCGAGCGCGCGTGGATCACGCCGTACGTACCGGGGGCGGTCCGTGAGGGCCGCGCTGTCGTCCGGTTCTCCGACCGGCCGCGCGCCGAGGAAGTGTTCCGCGACGTCCGCGCCGGGATCATCCGCCACGTCTCCGTCGGCTACTCGACGCACGCATCCGAAGAACTCGACCGGAAGAAAGGCGAGCCGCGCGTGATGCGCGCGACCCGCTGGGAACCGCTCGAATTGTCTCTAGTCGCCGTCCCGGCCGACGTCGGCGCGGCGGTCCGCCAGCACCCGGAGCAGCAGGGATACCCCTGCGAGGTGAGGAGGCATCCGATGGATACCGAACTCAAGCAGCGATCGCGCGCTCAAGGCGGCGGCGACGACGACGACGAGGACGAGGACGAAGAGAGCCTAGAGGACCTCGAAGCCGAGGGCGGCAAGAAGAAGGTCGAAGAGGCGCTCAAGGACGATGACAAAGACCGCGAGAAGAAAGAGGGCGACGAGAAGCCCGAGCGAGCGTCCCCGCGGATGCTGGTACGCGCCGAGCGGGCGCGCATTCGCGAGATCATGAAGGCCGGGCGGATCGGCCACTTCGCCGACGACGTCGTCGAGCGGTACATCGAACAAGGGACCGCCGCCGATGTCGTCCGCGCGGCGGCGCTCGATCACCTCGACAAGCAGACGAAGCCGATCGGCGGCGCGATCACGGTCGGCGAGACCGGGTCGTCACGCTTCCACCGCGGGCTCGTCAACGTCCTGCTGAACCGGCTCCGGCCGGACAAGTGGAAGATCGACGAAGACGGGAAGCCGCTCGTCGGGCTGCGCGTGTTCGAACTCGCGCGGCGGTCCCTTGAGGTCAGCGGTATCCGGACCGAAGGGATGGATCAGCTTACGCTCGCCGGCTACGCGCTTGGGAGCGTCAAGCCGGAGCGTGTCCGCGGCGACGGGTTTCTTACGACGTCGGACTTCCCGGCCGCTATGCTCTCGCTCGCACGCGCGACACTCGCCGAGGGCTATCTCGGCGCGCCGCGTACCTTCCCCGAATGGACGCGCCGGACGACGGTCCCTGACTTTCGGCCGATGTACCGCGTTGCGCTCGGCGCCGGGCCGAAGCTGCTCCCGGTCCCGCAACACGCGGAGTTCCAGCGCGGCCGTGGCGACGTCCACGCCGAACTCCAGCAGCTCGGGACCTGGGGCAGGATCGTCCCGCTTACGCGCCAGGCGATCATCAACGACGATCTCTCAGCCTTCAATCGTATCCCGATCCAATTCGGCTACGCCGCGGCGCAGCTCGAAGGCGACGTGGTCTACAACGTCCTAACCGGCAACCCGCCGATGAGCGACGGCAACCTGCTCTTCTCCGCGGCACACAACAACATCGCGCCGGCCGCGTTTATCAACCTTCAGAGCATGACGGTCGCGCGGCGGCTGATGCAGATTCAGCAGTCGAGCGACGGACAGTTCCTTGGGATCACGCCGATGTTTCTCATCGTCGGCCCGACGATGGAGACCGAGGCGTTGCAGTTTACTAGCTCGACGATCGTCCCGCGCGATCCGACCGGCGTCATCCCGCCCTACTTCAAGGCGCTGATCGTCAAGACCGACCCGCGTATCCAAGACAACTCGTGGTTCCTCGCCTGCTCGCCGAACCAGCTCGACACGATCGAATACGCCTACCTCGAGGGCGCGCCGGAAGGCGGGCCGATGATCGAGCAGAAAGAGGGCTGGGATATCGACGGCATCGAGTACAAGTGCCGGCACGACTTCGCCGCCGCCGCGATCGAGTGGCGCGGACTCGTCTGGACGCAGCCGCTAGCGGGTACGCCGACGTCGGCCTTCGAGTACGAGCCGCCGGCGACGCAGGAGACGAGCACCAAGAAACGCTAGATGTGGAACTACGTCGCACCAGGGGACACGATCCCCGTCTTCTGTCCGCGGGACGTCCGCTCGGGCGACGGCGTCGTGGTCGGCGGGATCGCCGGCGTCGCGACGCACGACTGTCCCGCCGGCGCGGTCCTAGAGGTTCAGATCGAAGGGCTCCTCGATCTCATCAAGGAGAACCCGGCCGAGCTATTCGCCGTCGGCGCCGGCGTCGCGATGGACGCGACGACCGGGCTCGCCACGCAGACGCCGACGGGCACGCAGCTCGTCGTCTGGTGCGGGCTCGTCGTCGCGCCGACCGGCGCGCCGTCGGAAGCCGGCGAGGCGACCGTCCGAACGAAGATGACGCCGCGGCCGCCAGCCCCACCGGCGGCGCTCGCGGCCGCAGCTTGAAGGGAGACACGTTCATGGCTCAGGAATCGCCGGCTCACGCTCACGAAGCCGCGCATCCCGGCGCGCACGCCGGCGTCGCGCCGCTCGCCGCCGCCGCGCCGGGAACGGTCTCGACGTTCTACTACGTCAACGAGGGCGACGTTCTTGTCTTGCCGGCGCCGCGGAACGTGAACGCCGGCGACGGCGTCTGGGTGGGCAAGATTTTCGGAATGTCGCGCGCGGCCGTAAGCGCGGGCCAGCCGATGCCGCTCATCGTCGAGGGCGCGTTCCGGTTCCCGAGACCGGCGGCCGAAGCCTGGGCAACGGCCGGCGTCGCCGTCTACTTCGACGAGACCAACCAGGTCGCGACCGTCGCCGTCAAAGGCGTCGGGCCGATCGGCGTCATCGTCGAGACGGGCATCGCCGGCGGTCTGCCCTGTCTCGTGAAGCTCTACCCGCCGGCGATCCCGTGAGCTTCTGGGACCTGGTCGACGCGGCGCTCGCCGTCCAGCTCACCACGTTCGGCGAGCCCGACCCGGTCGTCGTGTTCTTCGCAGCGGCGCCGCCGGAGGGCTACGCGACCCGTGGCATCTTCGACGCGCCCGCGATCGCGGCCGACGTCGGGCTCCATCGCGAGGTCTCCGACCAGGCGCCCTGGATCGCGTTTCGCGTCGCCGAGCTTCCCGGCGGCCAGCTCCCGCGGCTCGCCGAGCGGCTCACCGTTCGCGGCGTCGATTGGGAGATCGCCGACGTCCATCCCGACGGCGACGGGCACGTCAAGTGCCGGCTGTTCCGTCTCGGCCCGTGGGCACCCGTTCCGCCGCCGCGCCTAGAGGCGCCGCTCGCCGACTCCATGCTGCCCGACTCCCCATGATCCGGCGCCGCTGATGCTCGACCGCCAGGACATTCGCCTGGCGACCGTGGCGACGCTCAAGGCCGTACAGACGGACGCGGGCGACCGCGTCTACCCGACGCAGATTCTTCCCTGGCGCCGCGAGCTGCCACTCCCCGCGATCGGCGTCTACACGCTCGACGAGACCGGCGAAGGGA